TGGCAGGTGTAGCGAACCCTTGGAAAGAGGGTTCAATCAACCTCACACAACAGATGCTAATTTCTAGTCAGGACCCCGACCTCGCAGCTGTGCTGAAGAGGGAGGCAGGACTCTAAACCGCACCTGTGGTGCAAACCCCTGGTCTGTGACTAGGACCCGCAAACCCCAACCCCCTGGTACTTAGAAATGGCCGCACCATTTCAGAATTATTCCGGCGGTGTCCTCCTCGCGGATGTCGTCAAGCGCAATAACCTCAGCACCTATGTGTCTGAGGCCATCAAGGACCGCAGCCTCTTCCTGAAGAGCGGTGCGATTGTCCGCAACAGCCTGCTGGACGCCCGCCAAGGCGGCACCCGCATCCAAGTCCCCGAGTTCAACCCGACCGCTCCCACTGAGGAGATCATGGACGGGACGGCCACCTGGGGCACCAGCACCGCCGGTTACCTGACCCCTCAAAAGATCGGGACCGCCACTCAAATCGCCACCATCTGCCACCGCGGTTTCGCGTATGCCGTGGATGACGTGGCGATGCTCGCGGCCGGTGAAGACCCCATGCTTCACATCCGCAACCAACTGGCCGACGCCATCAACAAACTGAACAGCGCCCGTCTGTTCAGCCAGCTGGCTGGTCTGTTCGGTTCCGCCCTGTCCGCCAACAGCCTGGATCTTGGCGTGGCTGCCGCCTCCGGCGCCGCCGAAGCCAACTTCCTGACTGGCGCTGCTGTGGCTCGCGCCCGCAACCTGCTGGGTGAGCGCGGCGACGAACTGGACATCCTGGTGGTCCACCCCTCTGTGGGCTTCTACCTGTATCAGGTGGGCCTGCTGACCTTCTCCACCTCGGCTCTGGCTGCCGCCGGTTCCGTGGTCTGGGGCGGTGGCGGCGTGGGTGTCGGCGCTCGCTCTATCGGCGAGTTTGCCGGCTGCCGCGTCATCATGGATCCCCTGGTGAACACCGTTGCCCCTGGCACCGCCGGTCACCAGCGTGAGTTCTACTGCTATCTCACCAAGTCGGGCACCATCCTGGAAGGTGTGCAGCAGGACCTCCGCATCGAAGCCGACCGCAACATCCTGTCCAAGCAGGAAGTGCTGTCCGTGGATTACCACAGCGCCTATCACGTGATGGGCACCAAGTGGAACTCCGGCTCCGACAACCCCACCAACGGCACCCTTGCCACTTCCGGCAACTGGCAAGCCACCTACGACATCGACCTGATCCCCCTGGTTCAGCTCACCGTCAACAGCCCCCTGGATACCTCCACCATCTGATAATCAGACTGGACGGATACTGCGGCCCCACCTTCGGGTGGGGCTTTTTCATTGCCGCTACACTGAAACAAAGCACGAGAAGTAAGTCGTGGCCGCGACAATTAACGCCACTTTGAGCAGCACGACGGCCAACAGCTATGTGACGCTTGCCGACGCCAACGCCTATTTCGAAACCGTCCCGGACTCCAGCACCTGGACAAACAAAACCGACGACCAGAAAAACCGCGCCCTTATTTCCGCCACCCGCTGGATCGACAGCCTCAACTACTACGGCGACCGCTGCGACGAAGATCAAGCCCTGAAGTGGCCCCGCAACAACTACGACGTCGACGGCGTGGAGCTTGAGTGCTCTCTAATCCCCAACGACATCAAGTACGCCACCTACGAGCTGGCGCGTGCCTTGGCCAACGACACTGGCGCTATCACCGATAGCACCGGCACCACTGGCCTTTATGACGAAGTGCAACTTGGCGACATGCGCGTCAAGTACAGCAAAACCAGCCAAGCCGTGGGCACCATCAACAACGTCTTTGACGTCTATCCCTGGCTCCAGTCCTATCTCGGCGCCTACTGCTTAGGCGGCTCGGGCACCTACCAATTCCGCGTTTTCCGAGGCTGATATGGCTGGCGCCCTCGACACTCTTTTTAAGTCCGTCGCCAAAGACGTCGTTGCCGAACTCGGCACGGCCCTTGACAGCAGCGTTACATATGTGCGTAAAACAACACCAACGTATAACGTATCAACGGGAGCGGTATCAACAACAAACACCACATATTCAAACATCAAAGTACCGATTGTTTTTATCCAATCCGAAGAAGAATCAGGTTTTCAAGAAAACGTTGCACGTTTATACATAACACCAGACTTAATTGGAAATAATCAGCCGTCTTTACAGGACGAAATAACCCTTACATACTCAGGGGCCAGTCGAGTAACAAAAATTCAAGATATCCGAAGTTACAAAGGCGGCCAAGAGTATCTTTTTGTAATCACGGTGGTCTTCTGATGGCACTAGTCAATGCCCGCGCTGCTTTTGAGTCTGCGATACAGACTGCAGTAGCCGCTGCTGATAATACAGTTAGCGTGATTTTTGACAACATGCCTTTTAGCACTCCAGGTAAAAATACCAAATACGTTATTGTCAGTATCACGTTTAACAGCTCCACTCAACAACCACAAGGAGTGGCGCAAGATTTTTACAGTGGCTCAATCAGGTGCGGTATATTTACTCCCTCGAATATAGGTAGTGCCGCCGCCTCTGTTATAGCGGAAGCGGTTATAGACGGTATAATATCCGTTAATGCAACTAATTATGTAGATACATATAACTGCAAACCCAGGGCTGGACAAGTAACAGGTCCTACGAGTGTAACCACCGAAAACGACAGCCACTTTCTAAGTGTTGTCGGGTGCACATTTACTGCAAACGCATGATGAAGTCACCCGCCAAAGACATTAAAGATTTAGTAAAAGACTTAAAAACGCAACTTGTTGCAGCTAAAGCTGCAGCAGGTCCCGAAATTGTGTTTGCTTTACAGCACGCAGGTCCGTGGTGGACAGGTAATTTCGGTCGTCGCTGGGAACTAAGTGCTTCACCGGTGGTACCCGGAGCACCTATTGACCGTGGAGATGGGGTACGTACACCGCCAGGCGGTCCTCCGTATTCCATACCAAACCCCACATCGCGTCTACCTGAAAAACCCTCCTCCCTGACGCTGTCTCTAAGCAGACCACTGTACATAGGCAACTCTGCAGCCTATGCGGGCTTCGCCATAAACAATCCCACCGCAACCCTCAATAGCCCAAAGGGTCCCAAGACTTACGCCGATCACGCCCAAGATTTTGAACTCACAGCAGCGGGCAAAAATCCAGATTGGTACAAGGTTTACACAGAAGGCGGTTTTTTGCTAGACGATATCACGCAGGCTTTTCGTGCCGTTGGCTTCAAGTAGTAGGGTATGCTATAGTGTGCTAGTTGATTAGCTCTCCCCATGGCAGTCGAACGCGCCATCGACAAGCTTAAAAAAGCTTTTAGTGTCGAAAGCCGCAGTAGCTACACCGTAAAAAACGGTGAAGAGACAGTATTAAAAATTTTCTGGCGCCCTCTGACTATTGCAGACCGTGACACAATCAACAACGTGCTGGTCGCCATGAACAAAGCTAACGAGGAAAACAGCCTGGAGTTTGCACTGCAAATTATCATCCAAAAGTCCGAGGACGAAAACGGCAACAGGCTTTTCCAAGATGGTGACCGTATGGCACTACGCACACAGATTCCTATGAATATTCTTCTCGACATCATGACCAAAATGCAGAATGTTGCTGAGGGGGCTGAACCCGAGGCGGTAAAAAGTTAAATTAAGCAGTGATAATTTCTTGTACTTGCAGTTTTACATTTGCGAGCAGTTGGGTATAACGTGGTCAAACATGCGCACAAGTATGACAGTAGAGGAAGTCTACGCTTGGAGCGCCTACTTTCAACTGAAAAATGAGCGGGAGGAAAAAGCTTATAAAGAAGCACAACAGAAGGCTCAGTATCGAGGTCTCCGCTAAGCTGTACCTAACGGTGCGTGCGTCCAGTGAGCGCAGCTAACTACGAAGTCAATATCCAGTTAAACACTGGACCCATTGATGGGCAGCTGCGTTCACTGGAGCGGCGTATCCAAAGTTTGCGGCGCAACATTATTGCGCCCCTACGTGCTGAGCAGCAGTCTCTGCGTAATGCTGATCGGGCGGCTACTTTGGCAGACCGTCGTGCTAGCACGATGGTCATAACTCGGAATCTCGGCGAACAGCTAAACCGACTTGAAAAAAGAGGAGTTGATGTAGCCAAAGCTCGCACCGCATTAGACCGTGCTGGAGTAGCAACAGACAAGGGGCGACTAGAAACAGCCCGTTCTCTCAACAAATCTGTTCGAGATTTTATCGGTGAGCAAAAACGGGCTACGTCCGTCACAAACCGTGCCGGCCGCATGGCGACCGAGAACGTAAATGCACTGTTCAATGCACAGCGCAAACGTTACACACTGGATCAAAAAATACGACGTTTGGAAGAAAACGGAGTAAATACAAACAAACTTCGCACCAAACTCGGTGAATTTACAGAAGCTCAAGCCAAAAGAAACTTTGGCAGCGTACAAAAAATAGGCGGCGAACTCGATTTACTGGTACGGAAAGAGCAAGATCGCTTGCGCATCCAGCAAAATCAAACTCGTGAACAAGAACGCCAGCTACGAAATAGCCAGCGAGCTGGCGGACCATCTTCACCCATACGTGGCAGCATTACGATGCCCGGATCCCCAGCTGCACTGACTGCGGCTGCTAGGGCAGGAGGCGCTCGTACTTCTATCCGTGGAGACGTAAACACTCCAGGATCTCCAGCATTTATTGAAGCTCAAGCACGTGAACGTGAAAAAGCACTAGCTAAAGCTGCAACACTAGGTGGAGCAAGAAGTTCTATTCGTGGAGACGTAAACACTCCAGGATCTCCAGCATTTATTGAAGCGCAGCAAAGAGAGCTGGAACGTTTGGCACGTCAAGGTGGCGCTACATCACCAGTCCGAGGTTCGGCAAACATACCTGGTTCACCAGCATTTATCGAGGCCCAAGCAAGAGAACGCGCTAACGCTTTACGCAGAGCCGCAACTATCGGAGGTCCACGCAGCCCAATAAGCGGAAATGTAAACATCCCCGGTTCACCAGCATTTATCGCAGCACAACAGCGCCAGCAAAGTGCTGTAGGTAATAGAACTAGAGACGTAGTTAGCAACGCAATCATCGGTGGTGCGTTTCCGTTGCTATTTGGCCAAGGCGGGGGTGCGGCCTTGGGTGGTGGTTTAGGTGGTGCATTGGGAGGACTAGCCGGGGGAACATTAGGTTTTGGTTTATCGCTCGTTGGTACAGCAATCGGTCAAGCTGTTGATGAATCGAAAGCTCTTAACAAAGAACTATTAAACTTAAATGTACGACTACTTAATGCAGGAGATGCATCCAAAACAACTGCTGGTGACATAACTGACCTATCAAACAAGTTAGGGATAGCAAAAGAAGATGCCCTCAAGCTTGCACAAAGTTTTAAGGAATTTGACTCTGCCGCTGTTCGTGAGGCTACTGCAGCAACGTTTGGGGCGGCCGGTGGTCGTGAAGCTTTTGATGCTCTTGCTGCTGCCGTAGATAATAAAAGTGTTCTAGAAGCTATCGTAAAACTACGCGGAGAATTAGGTAATAAAGTATCTTTGGAAGCTCTAAACCAGTTAAAAATAAACGGTGCAGCATCTGCAAACATATTTTTACAGCAGCGGTTAGCCGATTTACAGGATAAAAAACTAATAAAACAAGCCCAAGAAGTTACGTTGTTAGACCGTATATTAGCAACTTCTATTGCTTTAACTACCGGACAATTTTTTGATCCAAAGCAGTTTGGGGCTGATAGAGTTAAGCAACTGCAAAAAGAAGGAGCAGAACGAAAAAACCTTGCTAATCAAGCACTAAATGATGCTAAAAATTTCATAAGTCAAGTCAATAAATTGTCGGCTACGTATAACGAGCAAGCCCGAGATAAACCACAATCTCGTGAGCAAGGGCTACGCGAAGAATTAACAGCTATTAAAAGAATCGGCGAAGAAGAAAATCGCATCCGCGATTTACGTTTCCAAAATAGAGAACTTACGGCTATTGATGCGGAATACGAAAAAGAAAAAGCAGATATTATCCGTGATCGTAATAAGCAGCTGCAAGAAGCTAACTACATAGCGGAAAAGTCTTTGATTATTCAAATCGCATCGGCACGCTTGGATAATGCAGCAGCTCTGCGCGATGACAAAAAACGTGAAGTAGATAAACAACGCAAAGACCAGTATCAAGCTGTTCTGCGCAGTGTGCAGTACGAAACGCAACTTATAGACGCTCGCATGGCAAATAAAGAGCGCGAAGTGACTATTGAACAAAAAATAACCGATTTGAAGCGCGAACAACCTTGGCTCGTACGTAGCCAAACAGAAGAGTACCGCAAACAGCTAGAACTCCTGTATCTACGTCAAGATGCAGAGGAACTATTTAACATTCGCCGACAGGCAGAGGTACAAGGTAAAGGTCTAGGCGCTGGCTTTATAGGTGATGCCGCTAGAGCATACGAAGAACAGCTGGCTGCTGGTAAGTCAGTTCAAAGAGCGAGTGAAGTTGCTCAACTAACTGAGCAACTACAGCTGGCACAATTAGAAGCTCAGTCTTTAGAAAACATTGTTCTTAATGTGGGCGACGCTTTTGGGCAAGCAATGACGGTAGGCACAGCCTCTCTGATAAACGGCACGCAAACTGCTCAACAAGTTTTTGCTGATTTCTTAAACAGCATTGCAAATGCACTGCTTCAAACAGCAGCCCAAATGATTGCTACCTATACAGCAATCGGTATAGCCCGTCGATTTGCTGGTGTGCCAGCAGCACCGACAGGTCCGTCACTGGAAAGTTTCAACGCCGGTGCTATGCAATACGGCACCGGAGCAAGCCTGACGCTTGCAGACTTTGCGCCTAGAGCTAGAGGCGGCCCAGTATCTGCTGGGACACCCTATCTCGTCGGCGAACGGGGTCCTGAGCTGTTCATGCCCCGCACCAGCGGCAGCATTTACCCCAACGACGCTATGGGCATGGGTGGAGCAAACATTGTGGTGAATGTCGATGCCAGCGGCTCCAGTGTCCAAGGCAACCAGCCCGACGCCGCTGCCCTGGGACGTGTCGTTGGCGCTGCAGTCCAGGCAGAATTGATCAAGCAGAAGCGTCC